GCGATGATTGCGTTGCAAAATATAGTTTCTCACCCAACCTACTAACAAAACAACCATTGAGGTAATCCTGGTCAGTGTATACTATTTCCGTTCCGCTTGCACGTATGGTGTCAAAAATGTGTGTATAAAAACTTAATTTTTTGTCGAGATGTAGTTGATCTGCAACCTGGAAACGTTCCCAGGCTAGTTCGCGTTCTGAACCAGTAAGTGATCCGTGTTTGCGGTCAAATAAATGTTGGGCATGATGTAAGTTTGGAATATTTGGAACCCAAAACTTGTTGTGTATCATTAAAAAATAATCACGCGGTGCTGTAGGTGGTTGCACCCACTTGTCTTCTAACCATAACTCATTCAAATCTTCTGGAAACTCGGGACGCAATACGCTAACTCCAAACTTGTTGGTAAGTAACTGTATTAATTTTTGGTAGTCTTCTTCTGTTTCCGTTGCTAGCTGTTCAAAGCGAGATCGAACCTTTGAATCTTTTATCCATGAATAAAACTCTGGCGGGTAGGTTTTCCCTACTATACAAGTTTCTAATTTATCCCAGTGGTTATATACAGAAAACATATTATAACATTAAAAATCTAATATAACCGGCAACATCAATGCTAATAAGCAATAAGTAATTACCAATCATACCAAAACTTTTGCGTGTCCAGCTTGCCCAGGCAAAAATAGAACATTGTGTAATAAAGATAGGGTACAAGATCAAGAATGGTGGGTTAGGTAAGGTAAGTGCCATGGTAATAGCACAACCAATACTACCTGCCCAGGCTAATACTTCTAATATAAAGCGTAGTGGCCATACTCGAAAGTCAGACTTGATCCAGTCTACAATACCTAATACAATATCTTTCACAGTGTCTTGCCAACTGTTTCTAGAATGGTGTTTAGGTCTTCGTGATCTTTATTTGTATCTGTTAATCCAGCTTTGTGTGCAATTTTGAGTGCTTTTTTCAACAATGCTGGTTTGATTTCCAACTCTTCTGCAATGGCTTTAATTGTATCGTTAAGCCCTGCATTCAAGTCTTCAACTTCTTGCATCACAGTCATACCTTCGTTAAACAATTGTGTAAGTTTAATTTTGGCTTCGTTATTGAAAGATTGGTTCATTTGATTTTCCTTTTGAGTTACGTTTGTTTAATTGAATTTTGCCAGTACTCTGACTCTGACTCTGTTTTTTCGAATCTCGGTGCATTATCGTTGCATCCGGGAAACCATTCAGGCGCCGGAGGCATGTCGCATATTGATCGTTTTAAATCTATAATAAAAATTAAACGTCTTTGATCAGTACCGTTCCAGGCACTATGTGCTTTCTGATTGTTAAATGCGAAGATGTCAGTCCAGCGGATTTCTTCACCATGTACTTCGAAACCAACATCTCCGTCTGGTATAATTAACGGTATGTGAATTCTAATCCTTTTTGCATCTCTATTTTCAGGACCAGTGTGACGTCTTAAAATAGTTTTGGGTTCAAAGGAACTATAGCCAGCCATGGTACAGTCTTCACCAAAATGTTCCATTAGCTTAAATCCGGTTGGATAGTAAGGCCTATTTTCTTCTAGTACTGTGGCAGTTAGCTGTGTTTTAATACCACCAACTTGCCAGGCATTTTCTTTGTTTATTGCACCGTCTTGATATGCACGTTTTTGGTGTTCCGTGACTGCCGCGAACGACTGTTTTGTATTAACATCTCGATAATTGGGATTTTGTTTTAGAAAATCATCAATCAGTGCCTGCTTGTGTTCCATGAAAAAATCATAGAATTTGACTTCGCGTCCGCGATAAATGTTCTTGAGTTCTAGCATAATTATGCTGATTATATATTAAATTTTTGAAGGTGTCAACAGTTTTCAGTCTGCAGACTGAACTATATTCGAATAGTCAGACATGGTAAGTGTTTTACCACTTGCTGATAACGCAATTATATTTTCGGTAACTGTGTGTAGATCCATATCGGTATGGGCATCTTCACGAGCATACTCTAAAAGACGGATCAATAGAGGAATATCAACAGTGGCAGTGTCAACCGGATTAGTTTTCTCTGTATTTTCTTTTAATAAGGCAGCACGCTGCCTTTTAATGTTTAGTGATTCCTCTATCTGATGTAATAACATAAATTTAACCTTTGGCGGCAATAATTGCTTTTAGTTCGTCTTTATTGAAATTAACACCTGTTTTGAGTTTGTTTGCCAGTACAGTATTACCAGATTTCTTCAATGCATCTGCTACTTCATCTTCACCGCCATCGTCTGTACCAGATGTACCGACTGAGCCAGTGGGAATAGCCTCACTTACTTTCTTTTTGAAACGCTTCAATGTTCCCGGTCCGCCATCAGCAAAACCGTTACCATTCATTGCAGTAGTCATGCCACCAGATGTCGATGCACCAGCAGATGCCTCTTCTTCGATAAATGCAATTTCTGGCTCTCTTTCAGCAACCACTTCATCAGCAACTTGGTTAGTCATTGTTTTGTAAGCTAGGTGATCTTTGACAGATCTTAGATAGTCAGCAGCCAGGGTAATCTTGCTTGCTACCCAGCCGTCGATTCCTTCTGCTTCGCTGATACCGCTTAGTATGCGGTGTAGTTCAATAGCGTCTTTGGCAGCATAAAAGCAATCTGCTCTAGCCATTTGTACTTCATGGTCTTGTTCTGCACGAGCGGCATCTTCGCCCAAGCCTTCGGTAATTGTTTCTTGTTTAGTTAAAAATTCACGTTTCATTTGTTAGTATCCTGCAGGAATGTTAAAGTATTTATCACAAAATGTCAGTAGGATTTAATACGAATCTACAGTCATGCGCCCTATATACAGCCGGGGCGTCGTTTATCTTAAAATTGCTTATTTCGTACTCTGCGGTGTCTTTATTTAGGTTTTCTATAACCAAATAGTGCGGACCTGGAACAGTTTTTAGAGGTATGCGCTCAGTAATGTAGTGATGCTTGTTGTCCCAGCGATAATTACGTTCCGTCATTAGACGACTGTCTACATAAATTCTGTAGGCGGGGAACTCCACTGTATACTGGCAGTACAAGTCAAAAGACACAAAAGCAACGCCCTCTTTCGACGACATATTACTTCTTGCGTGTAAAACGCTTGGTCTCGGCTAATCCTAAATTGTACGCTTTGTTTGGGCTAGTGTTCTTAGCCGCGGTGCCATGCATCAGTGGAGGCTGGCCTTTTTTATCTAACTTGAATCCCATCTTTTTTGCTTGACGTTGTGTTTCACCAGGTTTAATATCCGCAGTAATGGAAGTTGAATATCTAGGGTCCTTCGCCTGTTTAGGATTATTAGCGACTACCCCAACTCCGCCCGTCTCGTTTACATGCTTAAAATATTGCACTTGACGCTCACGTTTCTTCGCTTCTTCTTTGGTGTCATATGTACCCAAGTTCTTTCCAGACTTCTTGGATACTAGTCGAAATTTACTACCTACTTTTACTATATGCTCTGCTATCGGCTGACCTGCCATTGGTGCAGATATTGTATAATTTTTAATTTTTGTAAAAGCCTGATGAGCAAGTTGTTGCTTAATAGTACCAGGATTTCCTAAACCATATTTTTGTGCGGCTACTGATAGATTTAGTTTGTCTAAGATTCTACCACCTGCGTCACTAACCACGATGACGGGGTCTTCTGAATTTGCTTCTAAATCGCCCTCTTTTACCGGCTTTGCTTGCGCATCTAAATAGTGCTTAACTAGATCAAAGAACTTTTCACCATCAATCATGGTGTCAGCAGACACACCGGCTGCTTTGCTAAATTTCTCTGGATCGTTGGCTGCAACTGCGGCACGTAGATCAGTAGCACTGCTTACTCTAGGAGCAGGGCGCCACTCAATGCTTTTAAACTTATAAAATCCATGACGTCCTTCAACGCCATTCTGCTTTTGTAAGCCCGAAACAAATACTTTGGAATCTTCTTCGTCTGTAACAATTTTAAGATCGACTTCACCATGCTTGGCATATACTGCGGCAGCAAGGCTCCACCAAGTTTGCTCTGGAATAATATGTCCCTTAACTTCGGGCCACATGATTTCCATGGCTTTAATTTTAACATCAAATGGTAATGGATCTTTGGGACCTATAGTACTTTGGTTAGTGCCAACATACCATATAGGCGACTTTGCCGCTTCTTTCCAGGCAGCAACGTGACCCTGGTGTGGAGGATTAAATCTACCAAATATAATGGCAGCTTCGCCTTCTTGCTCTGTGATAAAAAGTTCGTCTAATAGCATAACTAATATTTAGCGCATCTCCGGCACTACAGCAACACCATCTTGTATGTGCGCTGGGTGAGCTCTTAACCAGGCCATTGCTATACGGTTAGCATCACCTTGTTGATTTCCTACGCCATTAAATCTATGTATTTCTCTATCATTGTTATCTAGTATGCGCCACCAGCCTGTAAACTCATTGCCAGGTTGTGTTGGCGTCTGTTGTTCTGCTCTACGTAACCCAATCGAACCACGATCCATGTCAAATTCTCTGGCTGCTTCAATACGATATCTTTGTCCTATGTCTATGGCCATTTGGTCGTTGGCGGCGTAGTATGTACGCATCACAATGCCTGAACCTCTGTTGAACATTTCATACTTGATGCTGCCTTCTTGACCCGCTGGACGTGGTTCATGTACTGTTGCTTTGACTGGTGATGTGTCTGCTGGTCCAATTGGTCTGACTGTTAGTTGACTTCTAGCACTTGCCCAGTCTGGATAACCATCAGGTCCTAATGCCTTGTCAATAGCTTCTTCTTTGGACTTAGCAACGACAATAACACTGGCGCCGTAACCCGGACGTCCCACTTCCCACCTGAAGTCCTGCCCGCCTGTGTCACCTTTTTTAATTCTGCGTTCTAGTTGTGCTTGTTTGATAAAACTCTTTAGTACGCTCTGTGGCAATTCACCTGTTGCGTACATGGCAAAGTATTTCAGTGGGTCAGTTTCATTTTTAATGTCTAATAGTTTGTATAACTTCTTCAAATAGTCTTGACGATACTTTTCAGGATCCATGGCAGCATCTAGTGCCACAACAAAACGCAACATTGTGTTTTCAAGTTTGCCTTTGTTCTCGTTGTAAGCGCCCAACCAATCGCCACCCGGACTACGGAATTCTACATATCCTTCTTTGGTGTTGATACTGGTATACTTGCTGGTTTCGCCTGAGTGAATAACTTTAGTTGCTAGTGCGCCCAAGTGTTCTTTCATCTGTCCTAACATGGCTTCTGCATCTTCAGGACGCTCCTTGACACGATCTCTAACAATCTTCATTGCGCTTTTGGCATAATTGTTGGCAATACGTCCAAACTGTCCTAAAACATATTCGTCGCCCATCAATAGTGCAAGTTTAACAAAGTCTAGTTTTTCTTTAGACGTGCCAGGTACACTGATGTTCATGTGCAAACCAGTCGATTTGTTTGTATAACAACCATAGTTGTTGGCCCAGTTTACAATCTTGTCCATGTCGCTAAACATTTCATCTACAGGCATAGGAGGACTGACAAACTCTAAACCACCGTCCTTGCCGTCATCTGGTTCCAAACTGCCATCGGGTTCTACAATATAACTGGTGTCATCACGCTTGGCGCTGTGATAGTTACTGCTGGCTTTGACTGGTTTGCTAATGGCATCTTCAAACGAGTTGGCCACTGTATCGATGTCATCTTCGCCGCCTTCAGGCGCCATCCAAACTGGCCAGTTGATGTCAAACACTCTCTGGACATCAGTCATGTAGGGATAGTTTTCTTCCAACCAATCGGATTCATCAAAGTCACCGTAACGTTCTTCACGATACAGGTCTTTGGCTTCATCGTAGTCGTTGGTCTCTTTGTCTATAGCGTTTTGTACATAGTCGTCAATGACTTTGTTGCGAAACTCTGTGTCATCTTTAAACTTTTCTCTATCCTCGTCATCATACTCGCCGAAGTCCAGGATATCTTCATCGCTGACATTGTTGATGATCCAGTCTTTGACTGAGTCAAATTCTTCTTCAGTCCAGCTGTCTTCAATCTGATCGCCCAACCACTCTAGGAATTCGTCATTCATTTTTTCAATGAGTCGATCCACTTCACGGCGGCCGTTGTAGTCACCGTCAAAGAAGAACTCCCTGATGTCTGAGAAACTACGTGAGCGCTGATCTGCGTCGTAGTCAGGTTCAAAGTCGTCGATATCACCGTCGCCCTGTACATTGGGCACAATCATTTCAAACTCTACACCCGCCTTGGCATCGATATCTGCTGCCAACTGACGCAGTATGCTAGGCTTCATGCTGACTTCAAATAAGTCGCCGTATGATTCTATAATTTGTCTAAATCTCATGCTGGTTTCCAACGTTTTCTAGGCACTAGTTTGACATTACCAAATCGTTTATTAGGGCCAGCGTATATTACATACCCCTCGCCATTAGTGGCCCAGATGTCTGCTTTGGGACCTGATTCAAGTTGGTCAATAACTGTATCTTTTAATATCTGAATACCACGAACTAGTTTAAAAATCGCATCCAGCGCATTGTTTTGCTGTTTGCTTAGTTCCAGTATCTTGTTCATTTTGTTTTCACTTACTTTTCCACTGGCCATCCAGTCAGCAAAGTGTTGTGTGCTTACGTTGTCCAACTGATCGGCTTTGGATGATTGATTAACGTAAGTATAGATAACATTTTTTAAGTCTGCCATACCTGCACCGCCAGCCAAGAACTTGTCTATGTGTGCGGCATGTTGTTTTAGATAATTTTCAACTTGATCAATACGTGTGTTGTCTACTTTAACTGGAGCAACGTTGTATATAGGACCAAGTACAATTAGTCGAGGGTTAGTATCAAAGACGCTAAAGTCTTTAATAGGAATTTGTGCGCTGTCAGGTTGCCCATGCTCTGTAAAATATGCATGTCCTACAACCATTACATCTGATGCAGAGATACGCTTGCCCAAGTCACTATCCGCACGTACATGGTAACATGTTTGTGATTTAGGATTAGGACAGAACGTATAAACACCTTCTTGTGCCGCAGGACGCTTTAAGAATAATGCATCTGCATAGACAAAGAAAGTATCATTGCCGTCTAAGGTAGCTGGTGTACCTGCTTCAAACATTGCGCTTAGGCTTGCAAACTGATTTGCAAATGCCTGACGGCTTTTAATCTCTTCTGGGGTGCTGGCTTTACCAGTACTCATGATGTAGTCTGCAACATCCTTGCCTGTTGCAGGGATCACGCCCCTACTCCACTGTGCATGGCCATGTGGAGGTATGAATTTACCGTTGATTCGTCCCCAGTAGATTTGTGGATTGCCGTCCCACTTCATACGAACACTTGAACTACCTTCTTCAGTATTCATATCTTTTAAATGCTCAAGTGCTTCAATAGTACCTGCGCTACCATAGAAAAACACTAGGTCTTCTAGGTGGTTAAATGCACGGCCCAATTGCTTGGTTGCTTCGGTGACAAACTCTTTTAGTCTCATTCTGGTTTCTCACCTGTTAAGTATGGCTTACTAAACCATAATTTAAACCAGGCTTCTGTTCCTGGTTGTATATTCTTTTCACGTTCTATACGACGCTTTTCAGTTCCAGTGATTGAAATATTCTCAGTAATACCAGACAATTTCTTAAGACGTTCGATGTCCTCATTTTGTGGACGCTCTTGCCAGTTTTTGTCTGCTTTTACTCGTGCTAATAGTTCTTCAGCTTTAGGCTTGGGGAGTTTAGCCATGATTGCTTCAACACTGTCCATGTCATCTCCAGTGGCAGTGGGTCCCAACAATATCTTGGCCATCTCGTCCCAGTCATCTGCAACTAGATCGCCTTTTTTATTTTCGGGTGTACGAACATACAACCCTTCCCATGCACTATAGACATAGCCCTTTTCTTTGGCTAGTGCGGCCAACATCAACTGTTTGCCTACACCTTTGTATCTACTACCTGCTGGGATTTTATGTTGGTGATAACGACTTACCTTGGCAACTTTATAGATACACTCTAGGTCGACTTGGTAAAACTTATCTTTGTATGGGACTCTTACGAATACGTTAACACCAGCTCTTGCAGTCTGGTATCCTTTGTTAATTAGGTGTGCTTGTAGCGCATCACGTGCAGCCGCCTCGACTGACTTCTTTTGTGCAGGATCGGCTTTAATTTTAAAAATGTCAATGATGTCAGCAAGCTCTACTTGCAAATCTAAATCACCGCTCATCATACCTGCTGTTGGAGTGTAGGCGCTGCCAATAGCTACCGCCTTTAAACCAATTTTACCAAGCTCTGCGTCAATTACTGCTTTTAAACCAGGCGCTTCTGCTTGATCGTATTCTTCGGTATCAGCAAATATTACGTTCTTAGATTCTGTTAAATTTGTCATCATTCAGTATTTATCTGAACGGACCATTACATGTTTTCCAATAGCCATATATAAAATGGGCTGTCAAACTCTAAGACCCAGTCACCATTCCAGCCTAAATTAACACAATTATCGTAAGTTTTGCCATTGGCTACATACTTACTATGCGTCCACTTTAAGGTGCCTATTGATATACCGTCAATCAATACGTCTTCAATGTTTAACAACATGTCTTTGATTATCGCTGACTTATCTTCGTTTTCAACAGTGTCACTATTCTGTTTGTTGAGGAATCTTACACACAATGTGTGCTTTGTGTCTTCTTCTAGAT